GTCAAACAACTTTGTTAACAACCTTAAATATGTTTCCACAACACTTGGCCGTCTGGACTGCTACGTCTGCAAGATTATAGGCCACGACCTCAGATTCTGCTATCAACTGCTCTATTTCATCTATTGTATGCGTTTTATCCAATTCTTTCACTACCCCTTGTTTAATTTTTGGTGGCTTGGAACCGATTGGTATCGATACAATGAATGTTCTAAGTGCTTGTTTTCTAGAATTAGATCTCGACGGTATTCGTTCAGAACTTGGTTTCGATCTAGATCTTGATTGCAGTGGACTATCTGATGATTTATTATCTTCTTGGACAGTACTTTCCATCTATATATATATAGTTAGTACATATTTAATTTATATTTCGCAACATCATAGTACACTTCTTGTGATTTAACGGACGGCTGGGGTCTAAACTGCTTTTTTGGTACCAACTTGATATCAGCATACCTTCTTTCTGGCTTTGTAACATACTTTGTTGGCTGTCTATTTGGAATAGTATTCATCAAAGGAGCGAGTTGCCCATATTGAATAGTATTTGCTCTGACGTTTATTTGATCTACTGGCATTATATATAATATCCAAATAGATAATAATTTTATAAAACTATTATATATATGCTGTCTACAAAGCTAGGTGTTCCGATAGCAAAAGTAACCGACGGGACGTTTGTATATTTAAACTCAGATG